CGGGTCGGGTTGGCGGTAGTGACGCCCCACTTGGCACCAACGGGGTGATAGCAGTAGTGCAGGTCGATCGACATGGCATCGCTCTTGGCGAGGATGTCACGGTCGGTTTCGGTCTGCATTGCGAGCTGTTCGCCGGAGGCAACAGCACCCTGGGTGAAAAAGTAAGTGGCGTACTCGGTCGAGCTGCCGCTGCCTTCGGTCTGCACATCGTCAGACACGATCACGCGCAGACCCATGTAGGTCGGCACGCTCACGGCCCCATAAGCGCCAGCCATGCTGCCGCCAACGAAGTCAGTGACGCTAGAGGTCAGACGAGCGTCTGTCTCGGTCACATAGTCGATCGCCTTGCGCTCAACCAGGTCGTAGTAGACCTTGGAGTGCATGGCAACAGCGGCCAGCTTGTCGCCTTGATCGCCCAGCAGGCTGCGGGCTTCGGCAACGTGACGAGGGCTCAGCGTGGTGGGGGTATCACCAGACTCGCCGTCGATGCTCAGACCAAAGAAAGCAGCAGACGAGCTGGTGGTGCCGAGGGTGCCGAACACACCAGCAAGGCAGGACAGCAGATCTTTCTGACGTTGGTTGGCAACGTAATCAGCGATCTTGGCACCGATGGCGGCCATGGGGTCAGCGCCAGCAGCCAGGGCTGCCAGGTCACGAGCCTCAAAGGCGCGGCCACGATGCAGGATCACGCCAACTTGCTTGTCAGCAGTGATCTTGCCGGGGCTCAGCGAAGTGCTATCGGTCAGCACTTCAAAGTCGCCAGACAGGTTGGCTTTCCAGAAGGGGACGTTGATAAAGTCACCACCCTCAGTTGCATTCAGCTCCGCCAGGGGCTGCACCACACCGCTAGCCAGGAAGGCATCACGCTGCGTGGTTTGCTCGATGACGTAAGGCGTAAAAACCTCTGGGATGATGATGTCAGAGCGAAGAGTCGCCATGATTCATCTCGGGGGAATGGTTTACGGTGTGGGCGCAGCCCCAGGCTCTGTGTGGCGCAGCCATCACGAGCAGACGCTCAAATACTAACGGTTAGCTGCAGCTTTCATCCGCTCATACAGGTCACGATCTGTACGAAACAATCTTGCCTGCTCAGTTAGGTTGAATGAATCACGGCTGAATGGGTTCGCCATGCCTGCCGGAATGCCACCAGTGCTGGCACCGGCTGATGGTGCACCGCTGCCTTGTGGCTTGGGTTGCTTCTGCATCCACGCTGGCAGGGTCTTAGCCCACTCGCTGACGGGCGTGCGCTGATAGCCGTCAACTACCACTACGGTGCCATCAGCGTCGCGCTCGATCTGATCAGCGCTCAGCTTGGTCTTTAGCACCATGTCAGGATCGTGCACGATGTCAGCCAGCGCCGTTACTGCTGGTGTGACGAGCTCCAGTTCGCGGACTCGCGCTTCAAGGGTTGCGATGCGCTGGTCCTTTTCCGTCGTCGCCTCACGGAACTGTTGCTCCAGAGCCTGTCGCGCTTCTTGGTATTTGCCTTGTGATTCAAGCTGCTGTTGCTCGTGATTGCGCTTGAACTCCAATAGCTCATTGACATCAACGCCATCTGGCAATGCTGGCGCCTTCTTGGCAGCGCGTAGCTCAGCAATCAGCTCTTTATTCTTGCGCTCAAGCGCTTCCACACTGCGTTGCAGCGCTTCGGTGTCACCAGTGGCCGCAGGCTCCTGGATCTGGTTTTCGTCAGACATGCGTATCCCGCAGGGATAAAGTGCGCGTTAATTCTACCATTCAATGGTAAGCTTATTTTGCTCTTGAGCTAAACGATGAAGATTCTACGCAGCAATGAAAACGGCGTAACGTTGCGGGATTTGCGCAATGCCATGCAAGGCATGATCGACATCGACGAAAATGGCACCGATGCGATGCTTTATGCCGCCGTAGGCAATTTACATGTATCGGCAGTTACCACTATCGCAAAAGACGAAGATGGAGATTTGATATTGATTTCAGCCGCTGCCGAGGATTTAATGAAAGACCTCGGTAGTTGGGACGATTTTATCCGAGACTAGCCATCCGCCTTGCGGCTTTGTTGCCCTTGCCGGTCTTTGTTTGCTTTGCGGTTTGCTGTGCTCTTACATAACTCCGCGCCGCAGAGCTTACCTTGCGCCCTGCAAGGGTATCTTGGCTGACCTTTTTGACCAATGCCTGCTTGCGCTCGGCTATCGACGGCTTAGTTTTAGTTTTTACTGCACTTCGCTTTGTTCCAGTGCTGGTTGCTTTGTAGTAATCTCGCGCGCGTTGCGCTGTAGCTTTACTTTTTGCCGCTTTGTTGCCGCCGCCAGCCTTAAGCTCCTTTGATGCCTTGCGCTCTACTGCTTGCGCACGACCGCGTGCGCTTGTGGTTTTAGGAGCGCCACCTTTCCTGCCGCCTTTACCGCCACCGCCGGCGAATCTTCCTTTTGAATCTCGCCGCTGTGCCATGGTTCCGTGTCGGTTGCCAACAGTCTACTGAGCTACCACTTCACCTTATCCGCCCAAAACGCCGGAGACATCTTGCCGCGAGCAATATTACTAGCGTGTCTTGCCTTGAATGATGCCCGTCTGGCTTTATCTGCTGCTGACTCGTTTTTGCGTGGCGGGCTGCCACTAACACCCTGCTGACCAAACCGGATCAGTTTGACGGTCTCGCCTTCCTTGGCTAGTACCGCATGTGATTTGGTCGGATGGCTTGGCGTCCGCTTGGGTTTGTTGTAACCCTCAAACTGCTCGCCGCGGTAGGTAATCATCGCCGTGGTGCAGGTTTCAGCTCTGACCGCTTTTTGATGACCGCGTTGCCGGTTGACTCGGATTTGATTCGTACGATCGGATCATCCATGCTGCCGACACGGGTAACGCTACCGCCTCCTTGCGTGGGTATTGTCGCCCGTTCGCCACCAATGCTGGTGATCACGCCAAACGTGCGCGCGCCTTGGTAGCTCCAGCTAACCCGGTCGCCGCGTTTCATTTCTTCTTGCCCCCCTTCTTGGGCATGGGCTTTTGAGGCTTGGCTGGTCCGGTGTATTTAGGCATCACTTCTTACCTTTGAGTTTGCGGGCTTTACCGGCTTCAGATAGAGCAATGGCTATTGCCTGCTTGCGGCTTTTGACCTTTGGCCCCTTGCCGGGGCCTGGCTTGCCGCTTTGCAGTGTCCCTTGCTTGAACTCGCCCATCACCTTGGCGACTTTCTTGTCCGCCTTGGTCGGCTTCTTTGCCATGCCGCCATTCCTCAATACCTGTCAGCAGGCTAGCGCCATCTGCTGTTGCCCATCCTTTGTCGGTGTAGATCGCTGGCACCCATGCCTCGCCAGCCAATGCCTCAACAGGATCTGAGCTGACCGTAAACAGTCCCTCGTTGCGAAAGTGCCGCAGATTAGGCAGGTCCATATCGTTTGCGGAGTTGATCTAAGGTTAGCTCTGACCCATCATCGCGTACTAGCTTGGCGATGGCAGCATCGGGGCCGTACTTATCCGCCAATCTACGGAAGTAGGGCGCCTTACTGCCTAATGCCTGCTGCTGCCGCGCCAGCACATCTGCATTGGTTTCACCTGGCATCTTGTCTTTAAGCCATTTGCCGTATGTGGTGTCGATTGGCACCTGACCGTCCTTGCTGGCGCGGGTGGCTGTCGTTGACGGCGGCAGGATGTCTGGATCGATGACTGGTACAGTCGTGCTGCGGCAGTTGAAGTGCTGCGGCGGCATCGGACCTTTGCCGTACTCAAACTCCTTGCCGTCAAGCGCTCGGCAGATCGCGCTGGTGCGAGTGTCGAGGGTAGCAACGTACCGATAGCGTGGCGTGATGTCTTGATTGGCCTCATACACCTGTTGGCTAGCAGCATTCGCCACTTGATTGATACTGGTACGAACCAATGCGACGACTTGATTATCGGCCACTGCTGTTGCCTGGCCGCCTGCAGCGATGAGCTGCCTAACGGTCTTGGCTTCCTCGCCAAATTGCAGGCTGCCGATCAGCCGTTTGGCAATAGCAGGCGTTGGCTCGCCAGTCAGCAGTCCCTGCCGTACCACCTGGCTGAACCGCTCGGCCTGATCGACGGCGATGCCCCGGAACGCCTTGGTGACTACCTCGCCATTAGGCAGAGTGATGGTGGCGCCCTGCGCAGTCC